TGGTGGTCCATAAACATAAATTTCTTTAGGTTTAACAGCAACTCCAGACTCATCTGCATATAAACTTGGTATTGATCTAAAATGAAATCCATTATGATTCTCATAAAATATAAATCCAGATCCGTTTGTTGCAGATACCGATCTTTTTGAGATCATGTCAATACACTGAAGTGGATTGAGGTTGGGCATAACATAATTGTGTATGCCATAGGTTGGTTCAAATTCTATTGATTTTCCACAATTTAAATAATTCTCATCTTTTAAAATATCCAAAACAATTTCTTCATTTGTTCCAGAATATGATTTGGAAACTTTTGTTCTTATGTTTTTTACAGCTTCTAGTGTATTGAAATGTAGTATGTAGGATTGCACACCACCTACAGTGGCCGTGTCTCTTCTAGTAATCTCAGTGATAACTCCACTATAAGTTTTAAAATCTATCATTTCATGATCTTTTGATGACGTAAGAGAAAACATGATTCTCTCTTGACCTACTATTGGGGCTGTCTCTATAAGAGCAGTACCATCTTCAATCATCAAACTACCAGACATGACAGGTCTTCTTATACTCTCAAATATATTCAATTCAATAATTTGATTCTGAATATTGTGCGTTTCTCCTGTATTTGATAGTATGACAACATCATCCATGATATAATCACCGGCGTGTTGTGCTGTTCCTTTATCTGACATTTAACTTACTAGTCTTTCAAATTCATCAGTAAATTGTCCAAGATATGCGTTTCTCAATAAACTTATAGATCTCTTGGACTCATTTACTTTGTGTTCATAAGTGTAATTACTTATTTCAGTTGCACTAGGGTAGGTTACATTATCTACTTCTATAGTTTGAGTTACATCTCCAGAAGTTTGATATATTTCATAATGATGTGCTGCATTTTGTTGAGCTGAATCACCATACTTATCTGCAAGATACAATTGCATTTGTCTTTCCGATTTAGGCCAATCATGATATGGATCAGTGATATTGTTTACGACTAATACTACCCAATAATATTCTGGAGATCCATGATGTCTCTCTGCAATCATCTCTGGGGAATCACCATCGGGTATATCATAAGGATCTAACAGTGTAACATTATCTTTTACATTGGTTCTAAGTCTTACTCGTTTAAAAATATCAGTAACAAGTGTCCACTCAGAACCCCCATCTATATTGTAAATTGCAGGTTTAAATTGTTCAAAATAATACATCAGAAACCTTCTAGGATCTTTTCTTTTGTGATGAGTTCTGTCTCCATAAAATCTAATTTCAACTCAATTTCTGCCATCGGAGCTCCAGGCCTATCTGCAATTGGTCTGAGTGTTTGATATTGAGTTGGAGTGTAATTTACATCACAATTCAAACAAACACAAGTTGCTAATTTATTTAAAAATGTATTTTCCTCACCTCTAAACATATAGTGGATATCAAACTCAGATGGAGTCTTAAAATATCTACCAAAATCATTCATAGGTAGTTCGGGTAGCATGTGAAATTTAAACAATCTAATTATCTCATCAACCTCAACTGCTTCTTCTGGACTATGTGGTTGAAACTTCCACAACCATGAAAACTTTCTAAATCCAATTCCAGAAAACATTGATTCTAAAAAATTGTTTATTTGACGATTTGATAATTTATCATAACCTCCTCTAAGATCACCAAGACCTAGACCTTTTGCAGCTGTATTTGCAAGATTAAGACCAGCATCCAACGCAACTTGTTTTAAATAAGGTATTACTGATTTTTGAGCAGCTTCACCAGTATCAACCAAAGATCCAGCAAGAGCATCCCAATTTACATTACCACCAGACATTACTGATTTTCCAGCATCTACTAAATTTTGAAAAGATTGTACCCCTCCTTCTTCTGAAAATTTTCTACCAGCACCAATTCCTGCACCTAATATACCTCCTATTTCTCCCTCTTTATATGCGGAATTATAATTTGCAACGATTTGATTGGGCATATACAAGACAACTGCATCCTCTGTTCTTTTTGTTCTTTGTTTATGTGAATTTAACCCTGTTCTTGCTTTTCTTCTTTCTATTCTGATACCCTCAGTATTTTTTCTTTGTAATCTAGTCACTCCATTTACACTTGCTGGGTTTGATGCACCTTTGGCTCCTGTAGATGAATATTTTGGAGTAATTACCTCTTGTATCATCGTCATTGGATCACCTATATTTTTAGGTATCTCTACTCCTTTAGTAACTGATCCAGTACTAAAAATTGGATTACTGGCATCAAATCTATCTTTAGTATCATCTCCCCTCATACCAGGCCTGCCTGGTTCATTAATTGTATTGATGTAAAACATCATATAATGACCAAGATCTGATCGTTGTTGTATATCCAGTGGGTATTGTTTGGTTGCGTATGAATATTTGTAACTATCCATGTGACCAAGAGGACTATTATTGTAGGATAGATTACCAAGACTAGAAACAGTGGGTCTAGTATTTTTTGGACTATTTCCTGTATCAAGACCCATGGCTTTTTTGAGTCCTGTTTTTGCAATTCCGTTTAACATTATAGATATAATAAAGGGTTGTTAAAACTATTTATGTCATATAAAGGGAAATATCATCCTACGAATCGTAAGAAGTATCGGGGTGATGTTAATAATATTATTTATAGATCATTGTGGGAACGTAAGTTCATGGTGTATTGTGACACAAATCCCGACATCACTGAGTGGGGATCTGAAGAAATTGTCATACCCTATATGTCTCCTCTGGATAGAAAACGACACAGATACTTTCCTGACTTCTACATCAAAACCTCAAATGGTGATAAGTTCATCATAGAGATTAAACCCAAGAAGTATACCAAACCTCCAAAGAAACCTGCAAAAACCACCAAGAGATTTATCTATGAAACTCAGGAGTGGGCTCGGAATCAAGCAAAGTGGGAAGCCGCTGAATCAGTATGTAAAAGACATGGATGGAAATTCATGATACTGACAGAGGAACACATAAACCCACATAAATATTCCTATTATGGCAATAGTAGTAAGCGAAAATAAATTCATAGACAAACTCAAGAAATTGGGTAAGGGTGGAATGAAAAAGTCCATGAGTGATTCTATGAATTGGTTCAAAAATAAGGTAAAAGAAGTACAGGGTAGAGCTCTTCCAGGCGCAAGAAAATTGCGTAGTGAACTAGAAGACCAAGGAAGATTAGTATCTCAACCAAGATTAGGACAAATGTACTTCTATCGGTATGATCCTAAATTTAAAGACAAACTACCTTATTATGATACCTATCCACTAATATTTCCATTCAAATATGAATCGTCACCAAATCCAGGCTTCTGGGGAGTAAATCTTCATTACCTGTTTTTAAATGATCGTGCAATATTGATGGATGCATTGACCAAATATGTGGATGGTAAAAGATTAAATTTAACTGAGGGAGTCGTTAAGACTCTCATGAGATCTCAGAAGAGAATTGTTCCTTGTATAAAAAGATATGTTTATAGTCATGTACAAGGAAAGGGATTTGTGAATATTGACTATGATGAATGGGACTATGCATTTTTACTTCCAGTTCAACAATTTGAAAAGAAAACTGCGGCTACTGTTTGGAAACAAAGTAAGGAATTTTATTAGGAGAAAAAATGCCAACTACACCTGACGATTTACAAAAACAAGCAGAGATTACCAATCAAATTGGTGAACCTAGTGATGATAGGGTAAGAACGCCTGAGAAGAAAACTGAAATTAGAAATAAAATTGCAGATAGTGGTGCTGGTGCAGCAGGAGATGCAACAGGAGCTGCAGTAGGTGGAAGTATTGGTGGTATGACATTTAAACTTCCACAACAAAGATTAGAAGCGTTACTAAAGAAAGCTCATATACTCCCAGAGGGTGCAGAAGTTGGACCCAAAGCAACTTTCGGTGAAGTAGATGGTACAAGAGTTATTGTAGCTGCATCTGAGGGTTTCATGATTCCCACTAACTTTAGAGTGAGAATCTTTCCCCCTAAAGGTATAGATCCTGAAGATGGCATGGTAAATTTAAATGCTACAGAGTATGATTCTTTATCAAGAAACAAATCATTTGATAAAATGCACGCTGGACGTATGAATAATCAAAGAAAGATAAATGCCGGTCCTGCCGGCAGAAGAGGGGGTCAACAAGAGATGGCACCAATAAATATAGCAATTAATGATATCTATAAACTAGCTACTGGACAATCTGGATTTGCAATGGGTAAACAAGCATACGCTAATAACGGAACTGCAACCAGATTAGATATGTTTTGTAATTCCGTAATGATTCCAGAAAAACAAATACAGTTTGGGCTGTATAGACAATATGGTTCTCCCACACCTCATCCAACAGCGGTACAATATGGTGCAATGACAACTCAATTTTATTCTGATGGAATTATGTCAATTAAAAAGTTCTTTGATGCCTGGCAAAAATTGATATACAATGATCTCACAGGAAACATGAATTATTATAATGAATATATTGGGAGTATGCAGGTAATGACACAAAAAAATGTGCTTTTAGATCCTAAACAATATGGAATAAAGGGAAAAGTTGAAGAGCCTACTAATCCGTTTAAGAAGATTCAGAATGCAGTAAAAAGTTTTGCAAAAGATTACAATGACTTTTTTAAAGGAAATGAGCCAGGAGATGCAGGAAATTTTACAGAGGACAATAGATTTACAGGATTCAAAACAACTCTTAGAGATACCTATGGTATCAAGGTATTTGAGTGTTGGCCTTCCATAGTGGGTCAAATACAATTTGGACATGATCTTACAGATCAAATCGGAAGACTAGATGTAACATGGGCATACAAATCATGGGATGCCTTTGGATTTAGTGTCAATGGTAGAGGACAAAATGTTCCACTATCCATTGGTGAACTTAGAAATGAGAAAGACGGCTTTCCATTTGTAGAAGACTTACCACCAGAATTAGCAGGACCATTAACAGAAGGATTGAATGGTGCTGTGAATTCTATACCTGTAGGTAAGATGACAGGCGGTAAGATGTTTTTTTAACATTAATATGAAAGTGAGGATATTATGGGGTTGCCTAAAATTAATACACCCGAATATGAATTAATACTACCATCTACAGAACAGAAAATTAAATACAGACCTTTTCTTGTAAAAGAAGAAAAGATACTGTTAATCGCACAAGAGACAGGTAAAGAGCAAGATATGTATCTTGCAATAAAACAGATCTGTAACTCTTGTACATTTGACAAACTGGATTTTGAAGGTATGCCACTATTTGACTTGGAATACCTTTTTCTGAATATCAGAGCAAAATCAGTTGGAGAAATTGCATCGTTGCAAATTCCCTTTCCAGATGATGAAGAGGTAAAATGTAAAGTTGAAGTAGATCTTACTAAAGTAAAAGTAGAGGTTCATCCAGAACATACCAATGAGATTGATATTGCTGATGACATAAAAGTTGTCATGCTGTATCCTCAATTTGATCTGATGGCTCTGACCTTGAGTTCTGATGAATCTACCATAGATCAAGCATTCAAGTTGATTGCAAGATGTATGGGACAATTGTACTTTGGTGAGGATATGTATGAAGCATCAGATCAAACAGAAGAAGAATTGACTGAATTCTTAGAAAACTTAACTCAGGATCAGTTTACTAAACTTCAAACATTCTTTGATACGATGCCGAAGGTCAAACATGAAGTTGACCTAGTACATCCCAAAACAAAGAAGAAGGCAAAATATACCTTAGAAGGGTTAAACTCTTTTTTCTAGTAGCCCTTTCTCACATGAGTTTGGAAGCATATTTTGAGTACACCTTTGGTATGGTTCAACATCATAATTGGGTACTGACTGAAATTGAAAATATGCTTCCGTGGGAAAGGGATGTATATACCCAAAAATTATTACAACATATAGAAGATGAAA